GGGAATGATCAGGCGGATCTCAAGATGATCAGAGAGGTGGAGTTTATCCGCAGGCCTCACGCACTGCTGCCGGAGGCGAGGGAGCTGATCGGGAGACTGCCGCAGCGACACCGTACATGCCTGCTGATCCATGAGCATACCGCCGGCACCTATGACCGCCAGGGTAAACGCTGGACCGAGCGCAGGATAGCGGAGGAATTGGGCATGACGGTTCGACAGTATCGGTATTACCGAGGCAAAGGGATGGGGGCACTGGTGCAGATGATCAGAAACTTCAACGCTCAAGCCGCATAGCGCTTGCATGGTACGTCATTTCTGCTATGCTTTTTTGTAGATTGGTCGTACTGACGGCCAGACAAATGAACCCGGCATAGCGTCCGGGTTTTTTTGTGCCCTGATTTCGCTGCTCGACGTGGAAAGCAGACACGTAGACTGGGAAGGTTACGCAGGCGCCCGCCACAAGAAAAAGTCACCAGTGGGGCGAAAGTCGCATTGGGTAGCGTAGATCGGGAGTAGCGCCCCGAAGCAGCGAAATACTCGCCGTGAGGCGATAGGTTCCGTACCGGCGGACAATCCGGCCCCCCATTCAGCCATTCGTGAGAATCGCTATGCCTTCCCAATATGACGAGCTGATCCAGCAGGCAGCAGAGACGCATTTGCCTGGTGTTGATTGGCGCCTCCTCAAAGCGCAGTACATGGCCGAGTCCCGGCTTGACCCGAATGCGGTGTCACCGGCGGGAGCTCAGGGTATTGCGCAATTCATGCCGGGCACTTGGGCCGATGTTTCCAAAGAGCTTGGATACCCGGCTGATATCACCCCGTTCGATCCAGAAGCGGCTATCCCTGCAGGTGCCTACTACATGGCAAAGCTTCTGAGCGGGTGGACTGCACCGCGGCCTGAAATCGATCGCTATTGTTTGGCCTTGGCCAGTTACAACGCTGGCTATGGCCACTTGCTGAAAGCACAGAAGGTCGCCGGTGGCGTGAACGACTATGCACGCATCATTCGCGCGCTTCCGCAGGTTACAGGCCACAACGCCGCCGAGACCACGGCATACACCAAGCGGATCCTCAACTACTTCAATCAGATGGTGACAGGATGAGCCAAGCCGATACCGACTTGATCCTCAAGGCCCTGAACGATCACCAGCACGCCATGAACCTGCACCGTGACGAAGTGCGCTCCGATATCAAGGAGCTGCGCGATGCTGTTGTGAAAGTAGCGGATGCCGCCGCCGAGATGGGCAAGACAATGGCCACCTCTGAAGCGCGCCATATGCAGCATGAAGATGGCATGAAGCGAATCGGCAGAGTCTTGGATGACCATGAGACTCGCATTCGGGGAATGGAAGCCGACCGCCCAGCATTGTCTGAGTGTCGCAAGCATGCAGAGCAGATCGAGTCCATCCGAGATCAGCTGCTGACTGGAAAGGGAACGGTAGCGGGAGGCTGGAAGGTGCTCACAGTCATTGGGGCCCTTTGTGTCGGCATGGCAGGTATAGCGACAGCATTGATTCAGGTGGTGAGCTCATGAACTGGTCGAAAGTGGGGGATATCGCCGGGAAGGCATTGCCGGTACTGGGTACGGTGCTTGCCGGCCCGGCTGGCGGGACGGTGGGGGCAATGATTGCGGGCGCACTTGGGGTAGATCAAGACCCCCAGGCAGTGGCCAAAGCCCTTCAGTCACCTGAGTCATTCGCACAACTGCAGAAGTGGGCGTATGAGCACCGCGAAAAGCTGGAGCAGATCGCACTGGATACGTTGCGTGCTGAACTGGCAGATAAGGCCAATGCCCGAGCCGCACACAAGAACAGCCCAATGCCGGCGGCAATCACCTCAATGATGACCATCATCTGTGCATGGGTGATCTATCTGGTGTTCTTCCATGTGATCCCGGAGGAGAACCAAGATATCGCCTACATGCTGCTGGGCCAGACGGTAACTCTGTGGGTGGCGAGTATCACCTACTGGGTCGGCACCACTCGCAGCAGTGCAGATAAAACCCGGATGCTCGGCAAGTAACATAATCCAGCCGCCCGAGAGGGGCCGCTACCATGGCAAGAAAACTCACCGATAAGCAGCAGCGATTTGTTGAAGAATACCTGATCGATCTGAACGCTACGCAGGCGGCGATACGTGCGGGCTACAGCCCCAAAACTGCCGATAGTCAGGCTGTTCAATTACTCAGGAAAACTCAGGTTCAAGAGGCTATTGCTGCAGGTAAGCAGGAGCGCTCAGAGAAAACCGCCATTGATGCGACATACGTGCTGAATCGGCTGGTCGAGATCGATCAGATGGACGTGCTGGATATTCTAGATGATGACGGCCATATGCGTCCGGTCAGCCAGTGGCCGAAGGTGTGGCGTACCACGTTGTCTGGTGTGGATATCAACCGCCTGAAAACCATTGGTGAAGGCGATGATGCGATTGAAAGCGTACTGCAGAAGATCAAATGGCCCGACAAGGTGAAGAACCTGGAGCTTATCGGCAAGCATGTTGAGGTGCAGGCGTTCAAGGATCAGCTGGGTTTGTCCGGCGGCATGAAGATCAGCCATGAAGATGCGCTATCTGAGCTGGAATGAACGAGCGCGAGAAAGAAATTCGGCGCAAGCTGCGCGATGACTTCGAGCACTACGCGCCGCGATGCTTGCGCATTCGCACCAAAGAGGGTCGAGTCGAGCCGTTCGCACTGAATGAAGCCCAGCGTTATATCCATGCCTGTATCAGCGAGCAGAAGCGGCTGACCGGCAAGGTAAGGGCGATCATCCTGAAAGGCCGGCAGCAGGGCGCATCCACGTACACGGAAGGCCGGTTCTACTGGCTGGTGTCACACCGCAAAGGGGTAAGGGCGTTCATCCTCACGCATGAAGCAGAGTCCACTTCGGCACTGTTTGAGATGGCCGAGCGCTATCACGAGAACTGCCCGGCACTGGTAAAGCCTTCAACCGGCGCGAGTAACGCCAAGGAGTTGATCTTTGATCGTTTGGATTCCGGGTACAAGGTTGGCACAGCTGGCAACAAGGCAGTGGGCCGGGGCACTACTGTTCAGTATTTCCATGGCTCAGAGGTTGGCTTCTGGCCCCATGCGTCAGAGCATGCCAAAGGCATCTTGCAGGCCATCCCAGACGCACCCGACACCGAAGTGATACTAGAGTCAACGGCAAACGGGATTGGCAACTACTTTCACCAGCAGTGGCAGCAGGCCGAGGCGGGAGAGAGTGAGTATATCGCTATCTTCGTTCCCTGGTTCTGGCAGAAGGAGTACCGCAAGCCGGTATCGGAAGGCTTCAAGCCCACAGCAACTGAGCAGGATCTGAAGGAGCTGTACCGGCTGGATGATGAGCAGATCATGTTCCGCCGCTTCAAGATTGCGGAATTGACCGTTGACGGTGTTGATGGCGAATCGGCCTTTAAGCAGGAATACCCAATGACCGCACAAGAGGCCTTCCAGGTATCTGGCGGACAGTCGCTGATCACACCTGAGCCTGTAATGAAAGCGCGGCAGTACAAGTGCCTTGCGTCAGGCCCGCTCAAGATCGGCGTTGACCCGGCACGGTTCGGTAATGACAGCACGGCTATTATCCGGCGCCGCAATCGAGCCGCGTACCAACTGGAGCGGCACAAAGGCAAGGACACGATGGAAGTGGCCGGTCTGGTGTACTCCATCATCAAGAAGGAAAAGCCGGCACAGGTGGCTATTGATGTGGGTGGATTGGGTGCCGGGGTATATGACCGCTTGATGGAACTGCTACCCGAAAGCCAGCAGCAGATCGTTGTGGCCGTCAACTTCGGCAGGAGCGCACTGGACCCGGAGCGGTACCGCAACAAGCGGGCTGAAATGTGGTGGGAGATGCGCGACTGGCTGAACGGTGACCTGCCGGTGATGATCCCGGACGAGGATGCGCTTCATGCCGATCTCTGCGGACCCCAGTACAAGTACGACAGCAATCAGCGCCGAATCCTTGAAAGCAAAGAGGACATGCGCAAGCGCGGCCTGCGATCACCAGACGGTGCAGACGCGTTGGCACTGACATTTGCCGAACCGGTACGCGCACCTGATCGATCCGAACAGCACGAAAACATCATTGGCGACCGGGTAGCCGGTTACTGACAGGGAGATGACTGCGAATGTATATGGCGGTATTTATCGGCGGCCCGTTCGATATGACAAAGCGTGCTGTGGAACATAGGAGGCGCGATATCTATTTCTACGAGCCCGTAAAGCCAGTGCTCGCATTGGATCAGGCAACAGAAGAGGCGGTGGCGTGCAGGAAGCTCCGCTATGAGTTTGAGCATGTCGCCCGTGACGGCGCTTTGATTTACAGCTACGCCGGATACGAACCGCAGTAACACTTCATCGCCGCGAGGCGATACGACCCATTCCTACACAGCCGTGAGGCTCTGATGAACGAATCTGTAAACCCTGTTGAGCAGGAAGAACAACTTGCCGAACGTCTGCAGGTGTTCGCGTCACGCCTGTCCCGGCTTGCGCATGATCAGGCCGCACGGCGCTCGGATATCGAGCAGCGCTGGCTGAAGGATCTGCGTCAGTACCATGGTGAGTACCAGCCTGGCGAGTACGAGCGCATCAAACAGGCGGGCGGCTCTCAGGTCTACGTCAATATCACCCGCAACAAGACAAACGCGGCCGAGGCACGGCTGCAGGACATGCTGTTCCCGACTGATGACCGCAACTGGGGCATCAAGCCAACGCCGGTACCCGAGCTGGATAACGTCAAGCCCGGGCAAATGATGCAGGGGCCGGGCGGTGAACAGGTCGATGCCGGCAAGGTTGCTGACGAAATCCTGCGCGAAGCCAAGAAGAAAGCCCTGCTTATGCAGCAGGAGATCGATGACCAGCTGAATGAAGCACGGTACCCAACGAAAGCGCGCGACATTATTCACGATGCGGCGCAGCTGGGTACCGGTATCGTCAAGGGGCCGGTCGTTGTTGGGCGTGTACGTAAGCGCTGGGATCTGATGGATGATGGCACGTCCGTGTTGCAGATCACCGAGGATCTGGCCCCATCCATTGAGCGCGTGGATATCTGGGATTTCTATCCGGATATGTCAGCGCGCACCATTGATGAGTGTGAGTTCATCTTTGAAAAGCGCCGGCTGACCAAGCGACAGCTGCGCGACTTTGCACGGATGCCGGGTGTACTCAAGGGGCAGTTGCGCAAACTGCTTCGTACCGAGGCGAAGGAAACCCATGTCGCCAAGGACTACGTGAACGATATCCGCAGCATCACTGGTGTCGGTAGCGTTGTTGACTCCAATCGCTATGAGATATGGGAGTACCACGGCCCGATCAGCAAGGAAGAACTGATCGACGCGATGCAGGACACGGAAGAGCCGCTACCCGAGAAAGAGATTGACGAACTGAATGACGAACTGGAAGCGGTGGTGTTTTTCTCCGGCCAGTGCGTCCTGAAGGTGGCAGTCAATCCAATGGACACTGAGGACCGCCCATACTCGGTATTCAACTGGGAGAAGGACGAGTCCAGCATCTTTGGATTTGGCGTGCCGTACCTGATGCGCAATCCGCAGAAGGTGATCAACGCAGCATGGCGCATGATGATGGATAACGGCGGCATGAGTGTTGCCGATCAGGTGGTAGTCAACCGCGAGATTGTTCGTCCGGCTGATGGCAGTTGGCAGCTGGGGCCGAAGAAGCTGTGGTACATGCAGGACAAGACTCGCAGCGTTCAGGAGGCGTTCGCCACCTTCAGCACACCCAGTCACCAGGTTGAGCTGGCCAATATCTTCAGCATGGCGCGACAGCTGGCCGATGAGGAAACCAACCTGCCGTTAATCGCTCAGGGTGAGCAGGCATCCCACGTCACCAAGACCAGCAGCGGCATGGCCATGCTGATGAATAGCGCCAATATCGTGCTGCGCCGTGCGGTGAAGAACTGGGATGACGACATCACCCGTCCAACCATCACGCGCTTCTACGACTGGAACATGCAATTCAGCGAGAGCCCGGAGATCAAGGGTGATTACACCATTGATGCCCGCGGTTCCGGTGCGTTGTTGGTACGCGAGAAACAGCAGGAGAATCTGCTGGTGTTCGCCAACGTGACTGGCAGCAACCCGGAACTGGCATTGCGCCGTGATTGGGAGGGGCTGGATTGCGAGATCGCCAAGGCGCTTGAGGTTCCATACCACCAGATCACGTTGTCAGATGCTGAGATCGAGGAGCGCAAGCAGCAGATTGCCGAGTCCCAGCAGCAGCCTGAAGATCCAAACGCTCAGATTAAAGCGGCAGAACTGCAGCTGAAGCAGCAGCAGATGCAGGTCGATGCGCAGCTGAAGCAGCAGGAAATGCAGTACCGGCAGCAACTGGATGCGGCAAAGCTGCAGCAGGAGCGTGAATTGAAGCTGGCAGACATTGCAGCACGGGAGAACCTGACCGTGGCACAGCTGCAGGCCAAGCTGCAACTGGAGCAAGTCAAGATCCAGACGCAGCGAGATAAGGCGGCTGGTGATCTGGCATTGAAGCGCACGCAGACGCAGATGCAGGCCGAAAACCTGGCACGGGGGTTTGATACCTTCTGATGAACCAGATCGACAAGCACAGTGAAACCTGGCTGGCCGTGACCGAGTGGGCGCAGAGCCAGCGACTGGAAGCGATTGAATCTCTGATCGCAAACCAAGAATCAGAACGGCAACGCGGCAAGATTGATCTGATCAATCAGTTGCTTTGCCTGACGGATACCGAGGACGACCCGGTAATCGTGTCGGACTCTTACTCATAACCCGAAACCAATAGCCGCCTGTGAAGGCCGCTGGAGGCACCATGCAAAACGAAGAACAGCAGAACGCGCACGATCAGGAACTGGAATCAGCCTTTGATGAGTTTGCCGCTGGCGAAATCGGCGGAGAGCAGGGCGGCCAGCCCCGTGATGAGCAGGGCCGATTCGCCTCTGATGACTCGCTTGATGACGAAGTGGGCGGCGACATTGGCGATGACGGACAAGGCAAACAGGGCGAAGAAGGCGGGCAGCAGACTGACCCGCTTGCTGAACTGGAGCGCTACAAGCAGGAAGCACAGCAGTGGCAGCACCGCTACAACAGCGACCTTGGCCGCCAGAATGCCCTGCAGCGCAAGATTCATGAGCAGGAACAACTGATCCAGCAGCTGCAGAGCAAAGCGCCTCAGGCATCAAGTCAGAGCGGATCAGACAACCCTGAAGGCTCAGGCTATACCGATGCCGAATGGGAAGCGCTGAAAGAGGACTTCCCGGAAGTAGCGCAGGCGCTGGAAAAACGCATGGCGGCCGTATCCAGTCAGTACCAACAGCAGATTCAGCAGCTGCAGCAGCAGATCCAGCCGATCCAGCAGCAGGCGCATGAGCAGTATGTCAGCTCACAGTATCAGATTCTGGAGCAGCAGCACCCCGACTGGCGGGACGTGGCTGCATCAAATGAATTTCGCCAATGGGTCAGCACGCAGCCACCGGCGGTACAGCAGTTAATGGGATCAGAAAACGCCGCAGATGCCGCGTATCTGATCGGCAACTACAAGCTGGCCAATGGTATGCAGCAACAGCAGACCCAAGCGATGAACCAGCGCCGGCAACGGCAGCTGCAGAACGCGCAGACAATCCCCAATCGTGGCGGACGGCGCAACCCCGGTCAGCCGGCAGAGGATGATCTCGATGCCGCGTTTGACTACTACGCGAACCAGTAAGGCCGCTCACGCCGCCTGACATACTGGTTTGCTCTGATCCACCCGCGCAAGCACGAAGCGGACGATTCCCAAGACCCTGCCTCCTTAACTGGACGCGGGGTTTTG